TGGTACATCGTGCAAGTGAACCCGAACTGCGAACGCAAGGCAGTGTCCGAGATCCGGCGCGCGGGCTTCCGGGCCCATATGCCGCGGCTCGCCCGCGTGCTACGCCATCACCGGACCAAAGAGCCGATGGTGAAGCGCCGGCCGCTGTTGGTGGGCTACATCTTCATGCGCTTCCCGGGACCGGTGGACTGGTACGCGCTTCGCAAGTGTCAGGGCGTCAAGGGCGTGCTGTATCTCGACGGGCATGCCTACCAGCTTCCGCGCGAGCATGTGGCCGCCATCATGCGTGCCCAGCGTTCCATGACCCACGAGGACGGAGAGACGCGCGGCGTGCGCCGGGAAATGCGCAAGGGAAAGCCAGACGTTCGCGTTGCCCAGCGCAAGAGCAAGTTGGGCGGGATGCAGCCCGGTCGGCACATCACCGCACCGATCAGCGGCGCTGAACGTGTGTTGGCGCGCATTCTGTCCGTGACCAAGAAGGGCACGATCAAGGCCCTGGTGCTCTCCGAAGGCCGTGAAATGGCCGTGGAATTCACCGACCTCGATAACCTGAAACTGGTTGACGATGAACGCGACGCAGCGTAGATTCCGCGATGGATGCCCCGGTGTTCTGTTGCGGTTTCGCCGGCCGGGCCCAGCCAACCAACCAGTTCGGCGCATTCTTTTTCGCGCCCAAAATTTCAGTTGTCGTAGGGTGGAGCAGCCCGGTAGCTCGCCAGGCTCATAACCTGGAGGTCGCAGGTTCGAATCCTGCCCCTGCAACCAGTTTGAGGCGATCCTCGCTCGGGCGACGAGGGTAGGCGGTACTGCAGAAACCATTTCCGGTCGTATCGACGCAAAAAGCCGTCGCCTCAATTCAATCGGTGAAGCTCAGAAGGTAGAGCGCCGGTTTCCAAAACCGGAGGTTGCGGGTTCGATCCCCGCCACCCTTGCCACATTCGCCCGCTCGGCATCAGCCCGGCGGGCTTTTCCATTGGAGAGACAGCATGGTCGATAACAAGGTTATCTACGCTTTCACAGCCGCCGGTGCGGACGCCCCGCCATACATCAACATCACTCGTATGGCGGATAATTCGGTTCGCGTGATTGTTCGCGGCAAGGTTTATCCGAATGGGTCCAGTGGGACCGAGGAAATCGCCCTGTCGCCCAGCGAATGGCGCGGCTTGGCGGACGCTGTTGCGTCGGAAATCGCCGCCTAACCCCATCCCCCTTCAATACCCAGGGGAACACAAGGCAGAGGTGAACTGATGCCGGTCTTGCCCAATCAGCGACATGAGCGGTTCGCCCAAGGCCTCGCCAAGGGCAAGAGCGGCGCCGAGGCTTACACCGACGCTGGGTACAAGGGCGACCGCACCGCGGCCTCTCGGCTGGCAACAAATGTCAACGTTCAACGGCGGGTGCAGGAATTGCAGGAACGAGCTGCCGAGAAGGTTGGCGTCACCATCGAAAGCTTGACCGAAGAACTTGAGGCGGCCCGCCTTCACGCAATGGCCGCAGAGTCCGGAGCGTCGGCCGCCGTCGCCGCGACGATGGGGAAGGCCAAGCTACATGGGTTCCTCGTTGAGCGCTCCGAGAACATCAACCACAACATCGACGTTACGGACGAGCCCGCCACCGAGGACGAATGGGCTGACCAGCACGCGCCTAACTGAGTTCGTCTGGCGTCCGCAGCGCGGCCCTCAAGAAGCCTTCGTCAAATGCCCGGTGTTCGAGGTCGTCTATGGCGGCGCGCGCGGTGGCGGCAAGACGGACGCCTGCCTCGGTGATTGGGCGCTGCATGCCAAACGATACGGCGCGGATGCCAAGGGCCTGTTCCTCCGGCGCACGCAGATTGCGTTGCTGCCGACCATTGAGCGGGCCAAGCGCTTGTTCAAGCCCCTCGGGGCGGTCTGGAAAGAGCAGGACAAGCGGTTCGTCTGGCCGAACGGGGCGACACTCTATTTCCGATACCTCGACAAGGATTCGGACGCTGACAACTACCAGGGCCACGACTACACGCGGGTCTATGTCGAAGAGCTGACCCAGTTTGCCGACCCGTCCCCGCTGGACAAGATCAAGGCCACGCTGCGTTCCGGTGCCGGAGTGCCGACGGGGTTCCGGGCCTCGTGCAATCCGGGCGGACCGGGTCACACATGGGTCAAGGAACGCTACATCGATCAGGGCGCTTGGCAGATCGTCAAATCGACTTTCACCAACCCTTTCACCAACGAGGAAGTCTCGCGCTCTCGGGTGTTCATCCCGGCCAAGCTGAGCGACAATCCGCAGCTCCTGCACAATGACCCCGGCTATGTGGCCAACCTGTTCATGTCCGGGTCCAAGGCTCTGGTGCAGGCATGGCTCCAAGGCGACTGGGATGTTGTTGAGGGCGCATTCTTCGACTGCTGGGATCCGGGCAAGCACATTGTCCAGCCGTTCGCGGTGCCGAAAGAGTGGACGCGGTTCCGGTCCTTCGACTGGGGCTCCGCCGCGCCGTTCTCGGTCGGCTGGTGGGCTGTTGTCCAAGACGATTTTATGGGCATGCCTCGCGGCGCGCTGCTGCGCTACCGCGAATGGTACGGCGCCAGCGGGCCAAAGAAGGGCCTCAAGCTCACCACCGAGGCAGTGGCGGCCGGGATCATCGAGCGCGATGCCGGCGACAAGATCGATTATTCCGTCGCCGATCCGGCAATCTTTGCCGAGGACGGTGGCCCGGCGCGATCCGAGGTATTTGCCCGGTCCAAGGTTCATTTCCGGCGAGCGGACAACAAGCGCGTTGGCGGCAACGGTGCCATGGGCGGCTGGGACGAAATGCGCCAGCGCCTGGTCGGCACCACATTCGGGCCGGACGGCAAGCCGAACCCAGATGGGCGGCCCATGCTCTACGTGTTCTCGACCTGCCGCGACTTCATCCGCACCGTGCCGGCGCTGCCCCACGATTCAAAGAAGCCCGAGGACATCGACACCTCGGCAGAGGACCACGTGGCCGATGAGGCCCGTTACGCCTGCATGTCCCGGCCATGGACCCGCACGATTGCTGCCGATGAGCGCAAGCGCCACAGCGACTACGCGGTGCAGCGCAGCACCGAAACGCCCGATGATTGGACAGTCTATTGATGAACAATTCAGGGTATCAGCAAGGGAGTTCGGCCAGCGGTGCGCCAGCCAGCGGTGGGGCGGTTTCAACTGCTGACCATGGCAAGCTCAAGCGCCAGTATCTGGCCTATATCGGCGACAAGTCCGAAGAGATCAAAGAGCAGAAGGACGCGCGGCGCTACTACCACGCTGCCCAGCACACAGGTGAACAGACGAAGGTGCTCAACAAGCGCCGGCAGCCGGTCGTCACCTACAATCGTGTCGGGCGCAAAATCAATGCGGTTATCGGTCTGCTGGAGCGCCAGCGGCAGGATCCCCGTGGGTTCCCCCGCACCCCGAAGCATGAGGAAGGCGCGGAGATCGCAACAGCGGTTCTGCGCTATGTCATGGACCAGCAGGAGTGGCCGGCGAAGTCGCCAATGTGCGGCCTCAACGGTGCTGTGGATGGAATCGGCGGGATCGAACTGCTCCTTGAACAGGGAGACGAGGGCGATGTTGAGGTAGGGTTCGGCATCGCTGACCCATCGTCGTTCTTCTACGACCCCAGGTCTTTGCAGTTGGATTTCTCCGACGCTCGCTACATGGGCACAGGGAAATGGGCGGACCTCGACACAGTCGTAGAGATGTTCCCTGAGCACGAGGAAGCGCTGCGCGCCTCGTTAGAATCGGGATCAGACCTAACCAGCAATCCAGACAGCGACAGCAAGTGGTTCACCGACAGCGATGCAGGCAAGCGCATCCGTCTCGTAGACCACTGGTACATGAAGAGCGGCAAGTGGCATTGGTGCCTCTATACCGGCACCATGATCCTGGCCGAAGGCGAGAGCCCGTTCGTTGACGAGAAGGGCAAGACAATCTGCCGCTACATCATGTTCTCCGCCAATGTGGACCATGATGGCGACCGCTACGGGTTCGTGCGCAACATGCGCTCGGCGCAGGACGAGATCAATCAGCGTCGGTCCAAGGGACTGCACCAGCTCAATAGCCGCCGACTGATCATCAGCAGCGACAATCAGGACAAAGCCGAGGAATGGCGTCGCGAGGCGGCCCGGCCAGACGGTGTCCTGATCTACCCGGCAGGCACAACCCCGCCGGAGTTCGATGACGCGGCCAAGGGCAACGAACTGACCGGGCAACTGGCCTTTCTGGAAGACGCCAAGAATGAAATCGAGAACTACGGCTTCAACCCGGCGCTGATGGGCTCTGGCGTTTCGGACATGTCGGGCCGTGCCATCCAGCTGCAGCAACAGGCCGGCATTGCCGAGCTGGGGCCGTATCTCCTGGCCTACAAGGGGTGGAAGCTCCGGGTTTACCGGGCCATCTGGAACGCGGTGCAAATGCACTGGAGCGGCCAGCGCTGGATCCGCGTCACCGACGACGACAATGCCGCTGAGTTCTTCGCAATCAACGAACCGCAGATCGACCAGATGACCGGTCTGCCGGCCATTGACCCGGCCACGGGGCAGCCGATCCTCAGCAACCAGATCAATGCCCTGGATGTGGACATCATCATCGATGAGGGCCCCGACACTATCACCATGCAGTCCGACGCCTACGATACGTTGACGGTCATGGCGCGCGGCGGGCAGCAGTTGCCTCCCGAAGTCCTCATTGAACTGTCGCCGCTCACTGGCTCGGTGAAGAAGCGCATCATCGACAAGATCGAGGCGGCCAAGGAACAGGCGGCGCAGGCCAGCCAGCCGGGCCCGGTGCAGCAGCAGGCCATCATGCTCGACATGAAGGGCAAGGAAGCCGACATCGCCAAGGTCGTCGCCGATACGGGCCTGTCAGTCGCCAAGACCGAAGAGACCCGCGCCAAGACGGCAGGCGAGCACATCGACCAGCAGGTTGCCGTGATCGGCGCGCTAAAGCCTGACCCGCCGCCGCAACAGCAGCAGCCGATTTTCTGATTTCTGCAGGCTCGCTTCGGCGGCCTTTTTCATGACCGCCGCCTGGTCCGAAGAGCGAACGAACGGCCAATCGTCAGGAGCCAAGCGCCGCCAGCTTTAGGGGCGACCATCGACGCCGGATGTGTCCGGGCGAACGTGAATTCCCACGCAAGGAAAATCTCAAATGGACGGTACTGAACTGGACGACATTTTGTCCGGTGCTGACCTCGTGCAGCCCGAACAGACCATAGAGCAACCCACTGAACCTGCCGCACAACCGGGGCAGTCGCGTGATGAACATGGCCGCTTTGCCTCTCCGGCCGAGCAAAGTGATCTTGACGCGCAGGCCGCGATTGAAGGCCAGGCGCATGAGGACGGGCGAGTGCCGCAGCAGGCGCTCCACGCTGCCCGTCAGCGTGAACGGGAGAGCCGCGATGAGGCCGAAGCGCTTCGTCGCGAGAACGCACAGCTGCGCGCCTCGATGGCGCAGCCTGCCCAGCAAACTCCGGCTCCCGCTGAACCCGCCAAGGCTCCCGACTTCTGGGAGAACCCGAACGAGTTCGTCAACGTTGCTCTCACCCCCGTCCAGCAGGAGCTCGTGGAAACCCGGTTCTATTATTCGCAGCGCTCGGCAGTCACCGAGTTCGGCGAGGAAACGGTTACCGCAGCCGAGACGGCGCTCAAGGAGGCCATCACCTCCGGCCATCTCGATAAGGCACAGGTCACGGCACAGCTCCGCAAGTCCAAGGACCCGGTTCGTGACGTGGTGCAGTGGCACAAAAATTCTCCGGCACAGCAGAAGCTGGACATGCGCGAGCAGGTCCGGGCCGAGCTGCTTGCGGAAATGAATGCCGATCCCGCCGCCACGCCTGCGGTCCCAGCCGTCCAATCCGCCCCGACAACGAAGCTCCCGCCCTCGCTGCGCAACATCCCCGGCGGCTCAAACGCCCCGGCCGGAGGCTCCAGCGATGCGGAATTGTTCCAACACGCCACGCGGTAGCGCGGCTAGATAGAGGACCATTGCGATGGCCACCACAGAAGTCCAGACCAACAACAAGCTGGTCCAGTACACCAAGGAAATCAACCGCGAGTTCGTTCGCCAGAACATGTTCTCGCCCTACATGAGCACTTCGCTGACGGCGATCATTCGCATCAAGCAGGAGCTCACCGAGGGCGGCGAGCAGATGAATATCCCGCTCGTCACCAAGCTGCGCGGCAAGGGCAAGGGCTCCGGCACCCTCGTCGGCAACGAAGAGAAGATCGACAACTACGGCATGCGCCTGTACGTCGATTGGGCCCGCCACGCGGTCACCACCAAGAAGAGCGAGCAGCAGAAGGACTCGGCCGATATCTTCGGCGAGGCCAAGCCTCTGCTGTCCGAATGGGGCATCGAGCGCCAGCGCGACGATCTGATTGCCGCCTTCATGTCGCTGCCCAGCGAGTCCGCCCCGGATGGCCTGGGCTCGGATGACGGGCAGACCGTGAACGGCATCCTCTATGAGAACGCCATCGCGGCCCAGAAGGACACCTGGAACGTCTCTAACGTCGACCGCGTCCTCTACGGCGTGGCCGTCGGCAACTACAACGCCACCCATGCGACCGCTCTGGCCAATGTCGACACCACCAGCGACAAGCTGAGCGCCGCGATCATCACCCTGGCCAAGCGCCGCGCCATGAACGCGGTGCCGGCGATCAAGCCCTACAAGACCGATGACGGGTATGAATACTACGTCATGTTCGTCGGCTCGAACGCCTTCCGCGATGCCAAGGCCGACCCGCTGATCTACGCCGCCAACAAGGATGCCCGGTCCCGCGAGGGTGATGGCATGAAGAAGAACCCGATCTTCCAGGATGGCGACCTGATCTATGACGGCGTGATCATCCGGCAGGTGCCGGAAGTCTCGATGTACGTCACCCAGGTTTGGACGACGCTGATCACCGCCGGCAACAGCGGCAGCCGCGTTGAGCCGGCATTCCTGTGCGGCCAGCAGGCCGCCGTGCTGGGCTGGGGTCAGATGGCCAAGCCGACTTTCCGCAAGGAAGACGACTACGGCTTCATCAAGGGCGTTGGCACCGAGATGTGCTACGGCGCCGCCAAGATGTTCAAGAAGCATCCGATGGACGCCCCCACGCTCAAGCAGTGGGGCCTTGTGACCGTCTTCGTGTCGGCCGCCCTCGACGCCTGATCCTGATCGCGGGAGGCGTCCTGCCTCCCGTTCCTTTCCTTCATCCCTGAAAGGAGCGGCGAAATGCCCCTCAACAAAGACGTCCCGGCTCGCGACAATGGCGAGCAGAACATCCAGTTCCTGCGCAAGCGTTTCACCTTTGACGGCAGCGGTGGCAGCGCCGGCATCACTGCCGGCGTGGTCGTCGGTCGGCTTAAGGCTGGCGCCATCATCCTCGGGCCGATCTCCGGCATCGACACCAACACCGTGTTCAATGCCGCCACCAACAACCGCTTCCAGATCGGCATCGCCGGCGCCGTGTCCAAGTATGGCCTGAACGTAACCGCTGCCGCCCTCGGGTTCGCGCCCATGGCGGTTGCCGTCGGTCACCGGCTCGCCGCCGACACCGACATCCTGGTGACGCCTGATGTGACCGGCGGCTCGCAGACCACGGGCGATGCCGAGGCGATCATCGCCTTCATCAACCCGAACTGAGGGCTCTCGCCATGGCAAATGTGAAGCACCCCGGCGGGGACACTGAGCAGTTCGGCTACGTCTTCACCGGCGGCGAGCCGGTGGAGGTGACCAACGAAAAGCACCTGGCCAAGTTCTCCGGGAACCCTGCCTTCGAGGTCGAGGGCAGTCCCGCCAACGAAACCAGCGACGACGTTCTGAAAGCCGTTTCGCGCGGCGGCGGTCGCTTCTCGATCATGAAGGGCGACAACGACGCCGAAGTGCTCAAGGGCCTGAACAAGGCCGATGCCGACGCCTTCAACGCCCTGTCCGAAGAGGACAAGGCCGCCTACGTCGCCGCTGCCGCGTAACCAGCAGGTCGCTCATGAAAACCCAGGAACAGCTCATCAACCGAGTGCTCCAGCGCCTCGGCGTGCTGGGATCCGATGGCCAGACGCCGTCCGCAGAGGACGCCGCCACGGTCAAGGCAGAGATTGGGCCGGTCATGAGCGACCTCGCCGCGCGTAGCATCTACGCCTGGGGTGACCCAGACCAGTTTGACGACGCGCCCTTTCTGCACGTGGCGGTGATCATCGCCAACTCACTGGCCCGTGACTTCGGCGCGCAGCCCAGCGAGCAGGACCGGTTGTTCGCCGAAAGCCGGCTTCGCGAGTTGAAAGCGGTCGCGCTCTCCGGTCAGCCGCAGCAGGCGGATTATTTCTGATGCCCCCGATCGATTTCCCGACATCGACCCAGCCGGGCATCAACTCGACCGAGAATGGTGGCCGGCTGATCAACTGTTATGCTGAGGCGGCGCCGGAGGGATCACGTGGCAGCGTGGTCTATCGCCGCGCGCCGGGCCTGATTGAGCGGTTCACTCTCGGCAATGGAGTGCATCGCGGCGCGTTACTCGTTGGCTCGATCCTCTACGTTATCAACGATGACAATGCTTTCGCTGTGACCAGCAACTACGTGGTCACGCAGTTGACGGGCACCATAGGCGGCAGCGGCCCGGTGTTCATGTCCCGCAACATGGCGACGATACCCGACATTCTGATCGTTCACTCGGACGGGATGTCGAAAATCGCTGCAGGAGCGGTTTCGGACTTTGTCGACATCGATCTGCCGGCCGTGAATTCAATCGACTGGATCGACGGGTACTTTATGGTCACCACAGAGGCGGGCACTTGCCACGCTTCGGGGATCAACGCCACGAGCTTTACCGGGACCGACTATACCACGGCGGAATCCTCCCCCGATGGGCTGCTGCGCAATGTGGCCTTCGGACGTGAACTGCTGCTGATGGGCAGCGACACCGTCGAGTTCTGGACCAATACCGGCAACCCGACAGGCTTCCCGTTTTCGCGCGGCACAGTCATCATGGTGGGGCTGGCAGGCAAGCATGCTGTCGCTGGCTATGAGCGCGGTTTCCCCGGCCCTCTGGCGTGGGTGACCAACACAAATACCGTTGTGCGATTGGACGGCTACACGCCAACGAAAATTTCTCCCCCGGTGCTCGACAGGCTGATTGAGAACGTCGCCGACAAGAGCACTATCGAGGCCAGCGTGTTTATCTCATCTGGCCATCCGTGCGTCGCGATCTCTTCGCCGACCTGGACATGGGTCTATGACCTGTCGACCGGCAACTGGCACGAGCGCAAAACAATCGGTGCCAGTCGGTGGCGGGCGCGCTTTGGGGTCAACGCCTTTGGAAAATGGATGACCTTCGACCGGGACACGCCATCGGTCTTTTCGGTTGAAGCGACAGCAAGGTGGGAAGGCGCCAAGCAATTGGTGTTTGAGATGCGATCCAAGCAGCAGCACCGGTTCCCCGGGCGCTTCTGGGTGAAGCGCGCAAGCTTTGACTTCCTGACCGGCACCGGCGACGACACTATTATCTCCCCGATCGAGACGGACCCGGTTGTTTCAATCTCGTGGTCACGGGATGGAGGCCGAACATTCGGCAACGATCTGCTGCGCCGGCTCGGCACACAGGGCGAATTCCCCGGCATCGATATCTGGCGAGCGGGGCTGTTCAATCGCCTGGGTTGGCAGGTGCGGATGCGGATATCTGACCCGGTGGACTTGGCTTTCTTCGGCGCCGCCGCCGATATAGAGGAGCGCGCAGCATGATGCAGCAGCCCATCCCCCTCCCCAACGCTACCGTGCCGCCGCTCCAACCCAACGGGCAATGGACGCGCGAATGGTACCTGTATTTCCAAAGCCTTGACCGCGTGACACGCGAAACGGTCAAGAAGCTCAACGTGGAGTTCCCGTAATGCTGGGGTTTATCGGCGACCTTCTGGGGCTCAATCAGGGCGACCCCGCCATCAAGGCGGCTGGCCTGAACAAGGGCGTGCTCGGTGACTACAAAGCCGAGGCGAATGGCATTATCGACAAGGGCGCGGCCACGGCCGGCGGCTTGCTCGATAAGGCTGGCGGGCTCTACAGCACCGGCAGTTACGGTGACAGCATCCTCACTGACGCGCTGGGGCTAAACGGTGCAGCTGGGGCGAGTAAGGCCACCGACGCCTTCCAGGCCGGTCCCGGCTATGACTTTCAGATGGGGCAGGGGCTGCAGGCTCTGGACCGCCGCGCCGCTGCCGGCGGCGCGTTCCAGTCCGGCGGGGCGATGACCGACGCCCTGAAATTTTCGCAGGGACTGGCGGACAATTCGTGGAACTCCTGGCTCGACCGCATCACTGGCCAAGTCGGCAAGGGCGCAAGCGTGCTCGGCGACAAGGCCAATCTGGCGGTCAGCACTGCAGGCCAGCATCTTGGCGTTGCCGGTGACTACACCAGCGGATTGCTCGGGGCCAATAACCAGATCGCCGAGGGCGAAGGCAAGAACAAGGGTGGGCTGTCCAACCTGTTCGGAAAGGCCGTCGGCATGTTCACCGGCTATGGGGGCTTCTGATGGCACTCACACTCCCGAATGCCCCGCGCATCTTCGACGCCGACCCCCTTGGGCAGGCCCAGGAGGGCTACAAGTTCGGCAAAGGCATCCTTGACGAGCAGAACACGGTAAAGGGCCTCACCAAGCTTGACGACTGGATCCGCAGTCAGCAGCAGGCGCCGCAGCCGGGCTCGTCCATTCTTGACCTGATGGGCGCCAGCCAGCCGACTGCCGTGCAGGCCGCCGAGCAGCTTGCCCAGCCCCGCCAGCCCGGTGGGGCTATCGTTGGCACGCCGGACGACGCGTGGATGTCGTCTTACATCAACAGCACGGCGCAGTCGGAAAGCGGCGGCTCCAACACGGCGAAGAACCCGAATTCCTCCGCGACCGGCAAGTATCAGTTCCTCGAAGGCACGTGGAACGATCTGGCACAGCAGAACCCCGGCCTCGGGCTCACCCCAGACGGCCGCACCGATCCGGCACAGCAAGAGCGCGCCATGAAGGTGTTCACCGCGCAGAACGCCAAGCACATCGCTGGCGCTGGCATCCCGGTGAACCCCGGGAATCTATACGCTGCTCACCTTCTCGGGGCTGGGGGCGCAACTCAGGTCCTGACCCAGCCGGACAACACCCCAGTCGCCTCTCTGGTCGGCCCCGGCGTGGTAGAGGCTAACCCGTTCCTTGCCCAGATGACCGTCGGCCAGTTCAAGCAGTGGGCCGCACAGAAGGGCGGCGGGCAGGGCGGTGGCTATCAGGCCCCGGTTGTCGGCCAGAGCGCGCCGGCAGCACAGCTCCCCCCCCGCGACGTGATGCAGGCACTGTTCGCCGCTCCGGCCACGCGCCAGTTCGCCGTTGACTTGGCGAAGGCTGCGCAGGAAGGGGCAGCGCCTCCCGAACTCACGTCGGAACAGCGAAACTTCATGATGGCGCAGCAGGACCCCGCCTTTGCGCAGTTCCTGACTGGTCCGACCGAGCGGGATATCCGTAAGGGGCCGGATGGCGTCGAGCGATATGTCGATACCGGCGAGCCGGTGTTCCCGGGTGTCAGTGCCCCTGTTGAGGCGCCCGGCGCCCCTGACACCAAGACCATTTACGACGAGACGACCGGCCAGGAGCAGGTTGTGCAGTGGAACCCCACTACTCAGGCTTGGGACAAGGTTGGCGGGCAGAAGGCGCCGTCCGGCGGAAACGGGCTCTCCATCACCACCCCCGATGGCACCGTGATCCAGCAGGGCAGCGGCCTCAAACTGACAGAGGGACAGGGCAAGGACATCGGGTTCTATACCCGGGGTGCGTCTGCAAACGAGCAGCTTTCAACGTTCGGCAACGAACTGACCAACCTGGGGCAGCAGGCGGCTGGCATGGCTCCATTCGGGCTGGGAAATTACATGCGATCGCCAGAGTTCCGGCAGGCAAAAGTAGCCGCTGACAACTTTATTGCGTCCATCCTGCGAAAGGATTCTGGCGCGGCGATCACTCCCGATGAATTCGCCCTGTATGGTCCGATGTTCCTGCCGGTGCCGGGTGACGATCCTGCGACCCTCGGCCAGAAGTCGAACATGCGAGAGATTGCACTGCTCGGCATTCGGTCCGGCCTAGGGACAGCGGAAGCCGTGGCCAAGGCCAACGAGGCCATTCTTGGTCTGGAGCCGCCAAACCCGACGCCGCCGGGGCAGTCCAGCGCTCCGGCTGATGCCGCTCCGACGGTCACAGCGACCAACCCCCAGACGGGCGAAAAGCTCATCCTGCAGAATGGCCAGTGGGTTCCCGCACCATGACAACGCTCCCCCCTCTGCCGGCCGGCTTTGTGCTCGATGCCGCCGACAAGGGCCCGCCGCCTCTGCCGGATGGGTTTGTGCTGGACGCTGCCCCGTCCCCTGCGCCTGCCGCTGCGCCTATTGAAGTCAAGCCGAACCTGTCCAGCATTCCCATTGTTGGCCCGGCGCTCGCGGCTGTTGGCTTCAATGGCAATCCGCAACAGGCGGCCCCTGCCGAGCCCTACGAGGAAAGCTACACGTCACAAGGCCTTTCCGGCCTGAACGAAGGTATTGCTGCGGGCCTGGGGTTCCCGGTTGAGCTGGCAAATGCGGGCTTGAAGGCTGGCGTTCTGGGGGTAAATGCCCTGACGGGAAGCGACTTCAAAGCGTCGGACTCGCCCTTCATGGGGCAGGATTTCTTTCGTGAACTGCTCTCCCCCACTATCGCGCCGGCAACTGACGACCAAGGCAAGCAGGTTCTCCGCCGAGTGGCGCAGGAGGTGGGGGCGACACTTGTCCCGGGCATGGGGCTTGCTGGTAAAGCTGCCGCGCCACTCAAAACCCTTGCCGCAGATATTGGCGCCGCAACAACGTCTGGGCTCGGTGCCGCCGCCGGACAGCAGTTGGCGCCTGACAACCCGATTGCTGAGTTGGTCGGGCAGATTGCTGGCGGGCTGACCCCCATGGGGCTGGCCAAGGCCTTCAACGGGGCGAAGGCAAAGTTCGTGACTGGTGCCCCTTCAACGGAAGAGCTGCAGGCGATGAAATCGGCAGCCTACCAAGCCGTGGATAAGGCAGGGGCCTCGTACACACCGGCGTCCGTTGACGCTCTGATTTCCGGCATGGAGAAGGCGGCGAAGGCCAGCAACATCAGCCCCACCCGCCACTCGGCGCCATTCAGTTTATTGCAGGACATCCGATCGCGCGGAACGAAGCCCTACACGCTGACCGAACTTGACCAGCTTCGCCAGGAGATCGGGATGGATCTGCTATCCTCTCCTGCCGCATCCGATCGGTTCTTCGGCAAGATGTTTGTCACGCGGCTAGACGACTTCATCGAGAAGACACCGCTGGCAACGCTGGTCGCTGCCAATTCACCGAATTCGGCCGTCATGGGCAATGCGGTGGATGTGTCCGACATGATCACAACCGCCCGGATGCTGAACCAGCGGTACAAGAAGGCTGAAAAGCTCGATCTCATGGGGACGAAAGCTGAAAACAACGCGGCGGTATCCGGCTCTGGCGGCAACATCAACAACGCCATCCGGCAGCAGGTAAAGACGATCCTGAATGACCCCAAGGCGATGCGAGGCTTCTTCCCCGACGAGCTGGAGTTGATGAACCAAATCGTCAAGGGGACTGCGGGCCAGAACGCTTTGCGCAAGGTCGGCAAGGTTTCGCCGAATGGCAACGGGCTGATGAGCATGCTTGGGATTATGGGGACGGCGCAAAACCCGAGTTTTGCTGCCGTGCCGTTGATCGGCACAGTGGCGAAGGCATTTGCTGACGGGATGACGCGGAGCCGATTTGATCTGCTCAAGGCTTTGGTGACGCAGGGGCGTCCCGTGCCGCGAGGCATGACGCTTACGGATTTGGACAAAGAGGTTCTATCGGCGCTGTCAGCTGGCCAGGCGGCAAACTACACCGAAACTACTTCCGCCGGGGCCACTGTCCCCGCTTCCATATCCAGTTTTTGATTTCGGCGGCTGCCCAGCCCCAGAAGAACCCGCCGAAAGCCGTTTGGCCTATGTTCTTGAACGAGTCTGAAGAGGTTATCACGCCGTTTGCGGCAAGGATTGCCAACCCAGTGGCAACGACGCTGACGACAGCGCCCCACAATAGAGAGTTGGTCGGCTTATAGGGTTTGGGCTGTTTCGGGGGAGGGGCGATTTGGTCGCTCATACAAACCCTCCGCCTTTGCCCCTGCCCATCAGAATCTCCAGCTCTTCCGGCGAGAGCTTGCGCAGCTTCTCTAGCGTGTTGTCGAGCACCTTGGTGACGATGTGCTCGGTATCCGGCTGTTGGGCGGTGAAGCTGGCTTCGAGGCGAGCGACGATCTCAGCGTTCATGGACCTGTTGTTCTCCGCCGCCGCATCTTTGATGCGCTCGCGCATCCCGTCGGGGAAGCGGAGGACGTACTTGTCCTGGTCCTGCGGGGTCCGATCTTGAGCCATAGCGGCTATGAGCCATGGAATAGGTGTTGACGCAATCGAGGCTATGAGCCATGTTTGATCATGGCTTTGAGCCACCACGCCAACCAAGGGGACTGATATCACATGGCCAGTAGCGACCTCGACAAGTTCATCGCCCGGTTTCCGGACGGGCTACGCGACCGCCTTCGGTCGTCAGCAGACGAGAACCGCAGGAGCATGAATTCTGAACTGATTTTCCATCTGGACCGAGCGTTGCCGCTCCAGGTCCGCAAGGCAGTGGCGGGGGAAGGTTCCAAGGCCAAGACCCCCGCCGCTGTCCGTCATGAAGTCGCCTAGCAGGGCGATCCCATCGTCAACCCGGTATTAGGAGTACCAAGATGACTGAAGCCACATATACCACCCAGTTGCAGCCGGTGTCACCCGATGACGTTCGTGGCGAGCCGCTGGTGTTCGCGAGTGAGAAGGGCGTTTTCGCCGACAGCCGCGCTGTAGCGGCCTATTTCGAAAAGCGGCATGACAACGTGATGCGCGATATCTCCAAGCTAGTGGAAATGTCGACCGAGATGGGTCTCCCCAAAAATGGGGAGGGGGGTGTCCTCAATTTTGAGGAGACCCCATACGTCGAGCCGACCACGGGCCAGACCTACAAGAGCTATGTCATGACCCGCGAAGGCTTCGAGCTTCTGGCAATGGGCTTCACCGGCGCCAAGGCGCTTAAGTGGAAGATGTCCTACGTCAAGGCGTTCAAAGCTATGGAAGAACAGCTTCGCAAGCCGCAGGCCATCGACTACAACGACCCCCGCGTCATTCTCGGCGCGTTCCAGCACCTACAGATGACGTGTAACGAGCAGGCTACGGTTATCGCGCAGCAGGGCGAGCGCTTGCAGCAGCTCGACCGCATTGAAGGCGCCTACGGCTCGATGTGTCTGACTGACGCTGCCAAGACGCTCAAGAAGCCGCCGCAGGAACTGATCCGCTTCATGCAGTCGCGGGAAATGATCTTCAAGCGCGTTGGCAATACCTCTTGGATCGGCCGCCAGCACTTCATCAATACCGGCCTGCTCGAACACAAGGAACACATCTACACCGGTAGCGATGGGACGCAGCGCGTTGCCACCCGCGTCATGGTGACTGGCAAGGGCCTCGTAAAGCTGGCGGAGATGCTTGAAAGCCCTTTGCACTAAAGCCTGCTGCCCGACAGGGTAGCAGGCCGTATCCCAAATGGTTTTCAAACCCCGAGATGCTTCACCACGACTTCCAGTCCGTTCAGTTCGCCGCTCAGGAGCGCCATAAACGCGGGCAGTATGAGACGCTCTCCCAGGCGGTGATGATGGTGATTGCTGATTGCCTCATGCGAAATGACGATCCTGGCCACGAGCCAAGCGGGCCGTTCTTCGATTGGAACTGGTACCGTCACGATGCTTGGAAGGCGGCGAAAGGATTGGGCGTTGGCGTGCCCGTAAGGGAAATTCTTGAGAGACGCCGCAACCGGAAGCTGGCGAAAGCCGCATAGAGAAGGGCCCTACGGGGCCCTTTTTACTGCCCATCACTCCCCCAGCCCCTGCCACCAGCGGGGGCTTTTTGTTGAGGTCCCCCACCATGGCAATCATGTGGTCAGGGTCGTTGGTCCCTTGGATCGACGCCAATGGCAATCCTTATGCCGGCGCCAAGCTCTTCTTCTTCGACGCGGAGACCACAACGCCGCGCACGGTCTATCGGGACGGCGGGCAGAACGAGTCTCACGATCACCCTGTTGTGGCGAATGGCGCCGGCAAGTTCCCCGCCGTGTTTCTTCAGGCTGGCGATTATCGCGAGCGCATGGAAACAGCCGACGGCCAGGTCGTGCACGACGTCGACCTGATCACAGCGCCAAATGGCGAAGCTCCGATCCCCCCCGATGCCGGCGATACCGATCCCAAGCTGTTGGCGTCGACGGGCGATGTGAAGGTCCGCCACGCCGTCGGCACCCATGCAGGCTGGGTTCGCTGCAATGCCCGCACACTCGGCAGCGCCGCCAGCGGGGCAACTGAGCGGGCCAATGCCGATTGCGAGGCGCTGTTCCTTCATCTCTGGGAGCAAGACCCCACGCTGACGGTGAGCGGGGGCAGGGGCGCGAACGCGGCATCCGACTGGGCGTCGAACAAGAACATTGCCTTGCCGGACTTCAGGTCGGTCCCACTCGTCGGCTTGGCTTCTATGGGTGGCGCAACGTCTACAAGGCTTAGCGGTATCGCAGTCGACAATGGCGAAACCCTCGACACTCTTGGCGCCACGCTTGGGGTGAAGGAGGTCGCAATCTCGATTGCGCAGATGCCTTCGCACAATCACGGCGGCACCACGAACACCACCGGAAATCACAGTCACACCTATCAGCGCCAGCGCACGATTTTCAAATCCGCCGGCACCGACAAGGTAACGGCGAACGAAGAGTCCGACCCGACCAACACCAGCAGCGCTGGCAACCACGCTCACACGATTTCCTCGCAGGGCGGTGGCGGGGCGCACCCCAATGTTCAGCCCTCCGCCCTCATCACCATCTACATCAAGCTCTGAGCGCAGCCATGTACGAGATCCAGTTCTCAGCGACGAATTCGGCCGATTGGGCGCAGGCTGTGCAGCTCATCAACGATCTAACGGGCCTACCGTTCGATGCTAGCGATGTCGAATTCAGCATTGCCGTTGACGACAGAAGCGGCGTCCAGGTGCTTCACGCCTCCACGGCGAGCGGGACGATAACCAGTCCGGACACCTCCACGATCCAGTGGAAATTCAGCGCATCCCAAATGTCTGGGCTCTGCGCAGGCACCACCTACCGCGTCGGCTGCACCGCCACCGATGCCGGCGGCACCATCCAGCTTTTTGTTGGCTCTCTCTCACTCATCGACGGGGTTGTTTCATGAGCGTCACATCTGTGCCGATCCGCGCCCGCGTTTTGCCATCCTTCCTCCCCGTAAACGGCAAAAGCGTGGAACTGCGGGCCACCGAGGATTTCATTCAGTGGAGAATGGTCGGGCAAGACACCTGGACCGACCTTGTCGCATTGACGGATATCACCGGCGGGATCGGCCCCGCCACGGAATATCGCAATAACGGCAGCTTCATCCAGTATCGCCCGGTTGGAACAGACCCGGACGCCGAGTGGTTCGATCTTATTGCGGTCAGCGCCATCACCGGGCCGGCGCCGGGGCTCGCCGTTGGCGCGATTACCATAATCGACCCCCTCGGGTCGGCTTCGGGCGAGTTCAATGATGACATCACCGACCCCGCGATAAAAATCCTCACGCTTGAACTCCCCGGCGCGACGGTGCCCGATGGCTCCCTGTCCGTGGCCAAGACCGACGGCAGCTTTGGTCTCGCGGAATTCGATACGGTTGCTCTGGCTGCCGCGTGGACACCTTCGGTTGCGCCCGCCTCCATCCTCCCACGCGGTTATGCCGCGGCCGGTGATGGCGGCGGAGCCCTGTACAAGAGGGTGATGGCCGAGCCGAGCCACGCCGGCAAGTTCTCCATCACTCTGTCCGATGGCGTGACCGTCGTTTGGTATGAGATTGCGGAGGCCACTTTCAGGCCTCGCATGTTCGGCGTTGTCGCCGATCTGGTCGGGACCACCGGGACGGACGACCGGGCAGCCCTGCAAGCGATGTTCGACGCTGTGCCGGCCGGCGCCACCATTGATTTCGGTTCTCTCAAGGCGCGGTTCGCATCTGACCTTACGATCAGCAAGTCCATCAACATCACGGGTAGCGGCTGGGTTCTCTACGGCGACGGGGCGATGCTCACGGTGGCCGGTGCGCGCACTGATATGACCTATATCTCTGCCGTCGCGGCCAGCGGCGCGCGATCTGTTACAGTGAACAGCGCCGCCGGGATTGCGGCTGGCAATATCCTGATCCTGCAGAACACGAATTCCGGCAGCTTTTACACCAACGCGATTGATAGCCGCGATTACACTGACGGCGAGTTTATCGAGGTGGAAAGCGTTTCCGGCTCTACGGTCACTTTCAAGACGCTGCTCAAAACATCCTATGGCTCGGGCGCGACGTACAAGGTGTTCAAGGTCGATCTTGTTGAGTTCAATGCGGAGGGCGGAACCATCGAGGGCACCGCCAGCTTTGTGCTCAACCTGCGCCATTGCACCGGCCTCGACCTCAAGATCAACGTGATTGGCGGCCTGACGCGCGCCGTCTACATCAACCAGTGCTATCGCGGATTTATTCCTCCCGGCGGGCGGTACATTCACAAACCTGCGGTTTCGACCGGCAATAATTACGGCATTTCATTCTCTAACTCCCAAGACATCCTAGTCGAGGACGTATTCGCCTTTGGCCTGCGGCACGGCATCTCTATTGGCGGTGCTCCGGGCGATGGTGCGGTGCCTTGCCGCAACATCGTTGTGAAAGACGCGCGCATCGGCAACGACACGCCGTCGCTGCACGCCGCCGATATCCATGGGTGGGCGGTCAAATGCTACTATGAGGATTGCGACGTTGATGGAGCCGTTGGCCTAGGTGGGCTAGATTGCGGCGCACCGGGCTGCCGTGTCGTCAACAAGCGCACCGACGCGGCAGGCAAGGCCATCCTCCTGACAGAACTGGTTGGTGGGACGGTTGATCTTCGAAACATGAAGGTCCGTCACGCGCCTGGCGCGCTGGCCACCAACGTCTTCGGCATCGCAGCAGGATCGCAATTCGGCGGTGGCGGCGGCGGTCAGATGCAAAATTACCATATCAACCTGAATGGCCTTGAGGTCGATTGCATCGCCTCCGTGACGCAGATCGTGTCTCACCTGCACAATCTGCCCGGCGCCATCAAGTGGAGCATCGAGGCGAACGACTTCAACCTCTCTGGGGATGTGTCGGGGCTGACGAACGTTTTGGCCCTGATCGTCAGTAACACGCTGTCCCATCCCTCTGCGCCGGTCCGCGCAGATCGGGTGACCCAGCAGGGGCTTTCCTGGCTGGGTACGTCCGAAATCTTGGTGCCGTCGCTGAGTGGCACATGGACAGGGTGCAAGTTTGACATCACGGCGCATGGCGGTTCCGGTGTCAACGGCAACTATCTCCGTAATTCCGATGGGACTCTGGACTGCTGGCAGGATTTCACCGCAACGGCGGCAGTTGATGTCGCCTTCTTGGGCGGGTTCCGATCAGGCGCCCAAACTTGGACTTTCCCTGCCACCTTCTTGGCAAACGTCCCTGTCGAGGGCACTCCGGTAAACGGATCAGCGACCGGCATTACCGGCAGCGGGGCCGGCACCTCATCGGCAACGTTCTTCTTTACCACGACCGCGACGCAGACCGCAGCATCCAGGTCAGCGAGGGTCCGCGCCCGGGGCCGGTATCTGCCGTAGCCCTATCCTCACTACGGCTTCACCCACCGGCCTCGCGTTCGCGGGGCTTTTTCATTTCATGGAGATCAACAATGAACTCTGCGTTCTTCGACGCGGTGCGCGCTGCGCTGTTTGGCGGATCACTGTCTCAGGCTCAGGTCGACGGCATGAACGCCATCGGCGCAGCTTGGGACAAATGGGGCGACGGCGACAACCGCAAGCTGGCCTACCTGCTCGGCACCGCAAAGCACGAGACGGCGCACACCATGCAGCCGATCCACGAGCGTGGCGGGAAGGCCTATTTCAACAAGTACGAGCCCGGGACCAAGATCGGCAAGGCGCTCGGGAATACGCTGCCGGGCGACGGCTACAAGTTCCGAGGCCGGGGCGACGTCCAGCTCACCGGACGCGCCAACTACGTGAAGGCGGGGAAGGCCATCGGCGTTGACCTAGTGGCCAATCCTGACGCCGCGCTCGAGCAGGGCAATGCTGCCCGCATCCTGGTCGTCGGCTGCATGCAGGGCTGGTTCACCGGCAAGAAGCTCGGGGACTATTTCACCGACGCAACCGCCGATTGGACCGGTGCCCGGCGCGTGGTCAACGGCACCGATCGTGCGCAGGAAATCGGCCAGATCGCGATGTCGTTCTATGCCGCGCTGCGGAGCGTCGACACTCCCCGGCCCGCGCCGACGCGCCCGCCGATCCAGCCCGACCCGAAACCAGCACCTCCGGTTTCGGCGCCCGACCCCCAGCCCAACCCGCCCGTCATCAACAAATGGGTGGTTGCCAGCTTCCTCGGGGCCATCTGCGTCATCGCCGCCTTTCTTGTGAGGTTCTGATGGCCGCTCTTTCCACGAAGCTGCGCAGCGGTGAAGGCGGCCGGGTCATGTTCTGGTGCCCCGGCTGTAATGAGGCGCACGTTATCCGCGTGGGCGACGGCACCGGGCCGGGGTGGGGCTATAACGGCAACGCCGATGCGCCCACTTTCACGCCGTCCGTTCTGGTGCGGGGCTTCTATCCGAGCGACGTCGAAGGCGAGTTTGACGACCCGACCAAAGACAAACCGTTCGTGTGCCACACGTTCGTGACCGACGGCCGAATCCAGTTCCTTGGCGACTGCACCCATGCACTCGCCGGGCAAACCGTCGACCTCCCCGATTTTCCCGAGAACGAGCGCTAGGAGGCGCACAAACATGTTTCAGAACGTCATCCTCGGCTGGTTCGCACGGCGCGGCCTTGAACTCGGCGGCCTCGCCATTGCCATCACGACCTTCATCACCTCGCTGCCTCCGGCGTATCAGGAAGCGCTCTGGAAGCTCGTATCCGGCCACTGGCAGGATGTGCAGCTGGGCGTGCTTGTGGGCATTGCTGTGACCGCGTGGGGCTACATCTGGTCCTTCCGCTCGACCGTGAAGCCCCAGATCGTCAGCGGCGGCCAGCAGGTGCCCATCAAGGCCCTTGCGCCGGCAGACCAGACCCTTGTCGAGACGAAGGCCGAAACTGCCGTCGCAAAGCGCAAGGTCAAGCCGATTTTCGGCAAGAAGTAGGGCGCCCGGGCTGATGACCACGAACAACGAGATTATCGACCTCTTGCGAGACGTATCTGGAAAGCTGGATGGAGCCGTTGAGAGGATCGGCAAGCTCGAGACGGCGGTCGCCGTCGATGTCGCGGTATCGGCCCAAACCCGGGACAAGATCGATGAGCGGATTGCCGCCATCGAAAGGACCTTGGCCAACGACATCAGGCCGCCGGTTGAGGACTTCCGGCGGATGCGGGCCATCGGCATCAGCATCGTTGGGGTTGTCGCCCTCGGGGGCACCGCGTTCGGGGCGTCGCTGATCTGGTGGGGGGAATGGCTGAGCACCACGATCCGAGCATGGCTCAGAATTCCCTGACACTCATCTGCCCCGCCTGCGGCCTCCCATCCACTGACTGGACCCCTCACCGTATCCGGGACTGGCTGGCTATATCGGCCAGATGCAAATGCGGGACTAGGTGGCAGGTGAATAGGGTGGCCGTGAAACTGCCAACCCCGCCGAAAGCTTGACTGTGTGTAGACAGTGCTCCCCGGTTCATTTGCACCGAACTGCGTGAACAGGAGGGGAACATAACGTGCTATTTGGGCCAAGCGCTTATTGAAAACACGCGGGAATCCGCCATTTTTGCGCAGGGGATGGGCCTTCACACGGCAGGGGTCACAGGTTCAATCCCTGTCACACCCACCATTCTTTTCAATGACTTAGCCCTTCATCAGGCAGTGACCAACCCGACCAATTGCACGGGTCAGAACTCCAAAGCCGACATCGCCCCGCGCAAAAACTCTGGGCTGAACCTAGCGTAAACGCGAAATGTTACGCGCTCGTCCGAGTGCCCCAGCACCTGGGCAATCTCCGACATCGACACGCCGGCCTCCGCCATCCATACCGCCGCCGTGTGCCGCAAATCGTGCGGCGTCACGTTCTCCAGCCCGGCCCGCTCCGCCGCGCCGGCAAAGCCCTTCTTGATGTTCCCGACCTTTCGGCCGGCGTATTCGATCACGTAGGGCGTCAGCGCCGCCTCTTGTGCCGCCTCCAGTTCAGCGCGCACCCGATCGGTCATTGCGACCGTCGCACGGCCTTTGCGGCCGTTTTCCCCCACCACGCCTAACCTGATCTGCCCGCGTTCGAAATCCACGCGCGTCCATGTCAGATCCAAAAGCGCTTGCTTGCGCCCAGCGGTGCTCAAAGCCAGCACCACGAACAGCCGCACATGCGGTTGGACGCAGCCAGCGAGCAGCTTGTCGTACTCGGTGCGTGTCAGGTGCCGGTCGCGCGGCGGCGGCGCGCTTGGCGCTTCAAACACGGCTGTCTTGATGCCGCGCCAGTTCAGCGCCTGCCGAACCGTGTTTATCTCCTTGATGATCGTCCCGTCCGCTGCCCCTTCTGCGCGGCGCTTGACCACATACTGGCGGCTGACCGGCCGAGTGCATTGGTCCGGGCGCAGGTGGCCGTATGTCGACTTGGCGCGCTTCCATGCAAATTCCAGGCGCTCCAAGCTATGGATGCGCCCGCGCTTGTCCTCGAAGTAGGCAGAGACGATTTCACCCACAGTCGCGCCAGCCGGCGCCGCCATGTCCCGCCGGAAGTCGATTAGGCGGCGCTCGGCCTCCGCACGATCCTCGGTGCGAAGGGACGCCCGGCGGGTTTCTCCGTGCTCGTCGCTCCAGACGGCGTGCCAGTATCCTCGATAGAGCTTGGTGCGGTATTCTGGCATTCTTCATATTCCTCGACGGCGGCGGCCGGGATGCGGATTAGGCGACCAACCCGAAAGCTGCGCAAGCCCCCGGCTCGAATCAGGTCACGGATGTGCTGTGGCGAACAGGACCAGTGCTCCGCCAGCGCTTCGGTGGTGAAAGGACGTTGGCTCACCATCTACCCCTCCACCTGAGCAGCGGCAGCAAGGATGGCGCGGCCAGCGTCGGTGATGTTGAAATAGCCGTAGTTGTCGCGGTTCACGGTCAACAGGCCACGCTCGCGAAGTATCTGGATGGTGCGGGCATGCTGGCCGAAGCCAACGACGCCTCCAGATTTTGCGGCCGCCGTCAGCCCGCGGACCTGCGCCTTCGTCAGTTTGCCCCTCGCCATCACTTCCACTGCCTCACGCATCTGGTTTCTCCAGAGCGGCGATGCCCGCGTCAGTTGGCTGCATCAAAGTCGTCTTGTCGTCAGCCCACTCGGCCAGTCCTTTTTCGAGCAGCGCCCGACCCGGGCGATACTCGGGTACTACGTGCGTCGGCAGTTCTCGCAACAGATTAAGTTGCGCCGTCGTCAACTTACCCATCGGCTTTCTCCTTCAGGATTAGGGCTGATAGACCAACCGCAAGTAGAGCGAGAGGGAGCATAGCGATCTCCCCTGGCTTTTCAGTGCGGATGTGCCAGGCGAACCGCTTCCCCAGATCCGACATCGCCTCGCGCAGCAGCTCCGCCGCGCGACCCGGCAGCACCAGGTTGATGAATGCAATGGCAGCGTCGACGGAGCCGGTGTAGGTCGGCAGTTCACTACGCATGAATTGGCGGGCCTCTCCGGGCTTTCGCCAGTAAGGGCGCTGATCGCCCTTCATCTTTTCGTGGGTCCACCCGGCAACGAGTGCCAGCTCGGCATCTATCTTCCGATCCGCCCCCTTCGCCTCCATCACCCTTGCTCGTAGCTGTTCAAGGTTGGATAGGTCAGTCATGCTGCATCCCCGAAAAAGCACCTGCATGCGCCCATCTCCGAGGCCTCAACGGCATCGAGTTCGCGTGTGCGAAGTGCGGCGAGGGTCAGAGGTTTCTTGCCGTCACCGCCTCGGCGGTCAGTCAACATGGACACATCACCGAGCAGATCGCGGATTTCTTGCTCCCGCCGCTCGGCGTAACCGTACCGCTCCGGAAAAACGCGCAGCATGAGTTTCCAATGTCCCTGCCCGCCTTTGCAGCAGAAACCGCCACAGTTGTTGTGCGAGAAGCCCAGTGCATTGAGCCGAGGCAGCCATAGTCCCTCATCGCGAAGGCGATCCTGCCGCATTTTCCACGAAAGTAGCGGGCGGTCGCAGAGAGGCGCTACAAACGACCAGCCCTGTTCGGCCATCCGAACTCGCAAGCCGAGAATGCCTCGCTCTGGGCGGCCTTCAAAACGCTCGATCTCTTCATAGTCGATGCCGACGATGACCTGCGTAAGCTTCGGATCGCAGTTGTCGCGCAGCCACCTGTCGGCAGCTTGCCGCTTGAGCACCTTGCTGCACGGGTCGGTCCGGCTGTTCCCGAGGAAGCGCTCGTGCTCGTAAATATCCCAAACGTCGCGGCCATCAGCGATCCAGTGGAAGCGCGGCATCAACAGCATTGTTCGCGCAGCGAGGGCCAATACGAATGCCTTGTAGGCGGCACGATCTTCCCATCGCGGAAATTGATCGATGGCAGGAAGGAAGCCACTCGGCAAATCGATGCCGAACAGGTTGGCGGCTCCAGCGATCAGGAAGCGGTAGGCGTCCTGGTCCTCACAAAGCGTGTCTGTGAACAGCAGCTCAAGCTCGTCTGAGCCATATTGGTCCACGTATCGGCGGGCAGCGGAAAAAGACCCCACGCCACCACTGATTTTGGCAATGGTCCTCATTCTCCCGCCTCGCAGGTCTGGGGTGAGGTGAGGGCGGAGAGGATGGCGTCAGCGATCTCGTCGGCGCGATTGCTCGCCGGCTGAAAGTCGTCCTCCGTCATGGTGCCGTAGCCCCATGCGCTCCAAACGCGGGTGCAATCGTAGGCGTCGTCAAGCTCGGCGCTCAAGACGTCGACAATCGCTTCGCGGTCTGCCTTCACCCCCACAGGGGCGGGGACAGGGCGGGTGTTCCACGCGGTAGCGGCTTGTTTATCGGATTGCTTCATGGGGCCATTTGCGAGGCAGTTGGCGCAATGCACGTGGGAGTATTCTGACATCTGGCCGGTCGGCTCCACGTCGAGCACCATCACATCGTCGCTGTTGCAGAACGGGCAGGGCAGCAGTTCCATTTCACTGGCCATCATTCACCTCGTCTGAAAGAGCGCGGGATTGGGTGGGAGGGGCAGGGAGAGGGCGCCAGTGGGTGATTTCCGGACGGGTCATGTAGTCTGAGGCGTTGTACTGTCCTAGTTGCCAGTCACCCAGGGTTGCATTCCAGTGAGCGTCGGATACGCGGCGCCAGCCGCTTTTTTCAAAGCTTGCCCATAGGTCGACCTTCCGGCCATCCCTCGGCGCAGTCTCTATCGGCTGCCACTCCACCTGCGCTTTGAGCTTGGAGACTTCGGCCTCTGCGGCCCGAACATACTCGATGACCGGCTGCGCGCCGTTCCAGTTTCCCGGCTCGCCCTTCGATCCTGTGATGGCCTGATAAATCCTGTAGATCGTATTGTTGGCCGTCTCGGCTTCCATCGCATGTCCGACAGCTTCGGACCTGCACCGTTCAGCAACGCGCCGCCAGCTATCCCTCTCCGCCTCTGCGACTTGGAGCTGGGAGAGGACGCGATCCAACGCCGCTATCTGCGCTTCTGCCTCGTGGTGTGGCTCTGGCCCGCGCAACAGCGTGGCTTCTTCGCTTTCGATACTGGCGACCGGTCCAAACAGTTCGCCAATCGCATCCCGCACCATGCGAGTTGCCGATGCATACGGCGCGACGATTAACGCGTATGGTGTTAGTGTAGGGTCGGGCGCTAGCGGGCCACTGGTGAAACTACCGCTCGTTTCGATCCCCGCCATCGATAGCCTGGCCAGCAGGCAGTTGGGACAGAATAATCCACCGTCTGGCGGGTTGCTGGCGATCTTGGCGAAATCCGCATGTGGGATCACAAGATCGGGGAAGCGCGGCGATTTGTAACGTTCGCCGCAATCCTCGCAATAAGCCACCGGCTCCACCAACCCGGTCATGATTGCACCAGGGCGGCGATATCGGGGCGCAGCAGCTTGATGTACTCGGGGTCATCGATGTGTTCGAGGATGTCGCTCAGTAGCTCGACCGCCTCCACCTTCCTGGCCTCGGCAACATGGCCCGGCACCAGGGCGGCGGTGGCGGCGCGGGCCACTAGTGCAAAATCCACGAAACCCTGATCGATATACGACCACGAAAGATTGTCATCGAACTTTGGTTCGACGTCATCATCACACCCATCTTGGACCATCAGGCTCTTTGCAATCGCACGCGCTACCCGCTCCACAGCAGCGTCATCCACCACAGCGGAGCGGAGGGACAGGATCTCGGCAGCCATGGAGCTTGCCTCCTGCCACGTTGCGCCGTTGACAGCCTCAGCTTGCATCGGCGAGCTGGCCGATCCGGGAATGACTGGTACGGCGCGAAAGAGGGGGGCCTGCAACTCCGCCAGTCGTTCGGTGCTTAGCTTCTCCGTAGTGGTCATGGTTCTGTCCTTTCGGATTTTCGGACGATTTCTCGGGTGGCGGAATGCTGGGGCGGGGCTTTGGGAAAGCCTTGGCTCTGGAAGCGATGGCGGGCGGGCATGCGGATGCCGAGGTGCTTCTGCCGGACGGCATTGACCTTGGTGCGGACCGTTGCCTCTGCCTTCGTCTTGGCCTTGTGGCATTCGACGCAAAGCATCTGCATGTTGGATTCTCGGTTCTCGCCGCCATCGCGCAGCGGGATGATGTGGTCGCACTGCGGCCGCTGGCCCGGGCCGAACGCCGTCGGGCAGCAGGCGCACTTGTCGCCCTGGCCTGCACTGATGCGGTCGCGAACCTGGCGGTGCGGCATGCTGTCGTCGGTGCGGCCGCGCCATTCGGTCACGGTTCTAGCCATTGGCGCGCCCCTGCTCGGTGATGTGGAACCTGGGGCCGTCCTGCGTTTCCTCGTCGGTCAGATCGCCACGCGTCACGAGACGGCGGAGCACCTTCTCAGCTGCTCGGGGAATCGACGCATCAGAACCGGGGCAGACAGAGCCGCCGGGGGCAGAGGCGATGATGGCCAGCAGGCGGGTTTCGTCGGGGGTGAGCTTTCTCACAGCCGCATCTCCGCACGCCTGTTGGCGTTCTCGGACTGCCACTCGCTGAACTTCATGCGCAGATATTCCATCTGCACCTTCTTGAGGTTGGCTTGGGTCCGGGCGTCCACCATCGTCTTGATGAAGTCCGACCACTCAGCGCTTGCCTTCACGGTGCGTTCGGCGTGGCTCACCGGGATATCGCCGAGGGCGTTCATCTTCTGGGAGAGAACAGCGCTCTTGGTTTCCTCCAGCATCGTGGCGGCGCGGTCGAGCTCCACCCACTGTTTGGCGGTGACGCGGAACTGTTCGCTGACTGGCATGTTCGAGTGGTCGGTCATAAAAGCTCCAGTGGGTTACGTTTCCTTGGCCCGCTGGTCCTCTGTGGTTAGATGTGCGCCCACATCTCGCGGGCTTGAATCTTTGCAACGGTTCTCGGGGCAATGCCGAACTTGAGGGCCAAGTCTCGCTTATGAACGATCCCGGCGTTGGCGCGGATTTCACGGACCTGTTGCTCGGTGATGCGGGCGTTCGGGTTCAACTCGCCAGGCTTGCTCTTCCCGCTGGCGACCATGTCGCGCATGTTCTGCGCATGGGTTCCCCATTTGAGATGGTGAGGGTTGAAGCACCCGATGTTCCCATTTCCACAGCTGTGGAGCGCATGAGGTAAGCCATCTGGCGCGGGGCCGTGTTTCGCTTCGCAGGCGAGACGATGTACGGCCACAGTGCGGTCGCCCGCGATCACCCGGCCGTAGCCGTCCTTGTCGCGGGAGTGCTGCCACGGGATGCACTGACCATCGGATGGTGCCGCCAGCGCTTGCCGGATCATCATGTGCGCCTTGTCCAGAAGTTTAGCTCTTGGCATCTGTCCGGTCCCTATTGCTGGGGGAAACTATGCGGCCATGGCGGAGGGAGACCCGTAAAGACGGACCTTCTCAACCAGCTCGGCCAATTCGGAATTGAAGGTGGCGACCGCGGCGGCGAGCGTGGCGATATAGGCCTCGTCACGCGGGACACGGACGATCAGCGGCGGCAGACCGGGGGAATAGGAAACGAAGTCCCACCATTCCCGCTCGGCGATCCAAAGCGATCCTTGAACCTGTGCCTTGTGCTCAGGCGGCAGGGTGTTCCGCTGCAACCGGTCGATCTGGATGTGCCCTAGGGCCGTCTTGATCTCCAAGCCCCCGCGGTCACCGACGAGGCTGTCCGGGCTGCACCCGGCGTTGCCCGCCCGGATAAACCCGACCTGCGCCGGGTCCACGCCGCGAGCGAAGGCGTAGAGGTCGCGGGCCTCAGCTTCCATGACCTTGCCGCGTTCCATGTGGGCGTTGGAATAGGTATCAGCCTCGGGCTCTCCCCGGATGATTTCGGCGGCAAGAGTGCGCAGATATTTCGCGCGGGTCAGGCTCTCGCCACCTCCTTTGCCGGATGCCAAGACCGTCGAAAACTCGCTGGCGGTCGGGATGCCGAGCCGGGCGTTGAACCACTCGGCGCTGCCCTGTTCGCAATTGATGATCTGCATCTCAGAACCTCAAGGTGACGTTGGGGACTTCACCCGCGACAATGGCGAGCACGACCTTGCGGGCGCCCTCGTCATCAACGCCAAGCGCGATGATGGATTCCTTGGCTGCCTTCATGACCGCGCCCCGGTGGGCCTTGTCGGCATCTCTGGCCGCCTGCTCATCTGCGATCCGCTTGGCTTCGGCTTCGCGCTCGCGGTCGGCTTTCGCCTGCGCGTCGATCAGCGCCTGCTTTTCGGCCTCAGCGGCTGCCAGCTTGCGGGCGGCTTCGGCCTCCGCTTCCTTCCGGGCGGTCTCCGCCGCCCGTTCGATGGCGGCGGCGCGGTCAGCTTCGGCTTGAGCTTCTCGTTCTGCGGCGACACGCTGGGCGTCTGCCTTCGCCTTGGCCTCGCGTTCTGCGGCGGCCTTGGCTTCCTCGGCAGCGCGGCGAGCTTCATCATCCGCCAGTCGCTGCGCCTCGGCAGCGCGCAGGCGTTCGAGTTCCTCGCGATCGGCGTCTGCCTTCCTTTGGGCGTCCTGCGCTGCGTGCAGCTTCTCGATTGCGAAGCGTTTGGCGGTCAGGGCTTGGTCGAGGAACTCGCCGAACGTGGCGGCGTCGTAGATGATCTTTTCTTCAAGCTCACGAAGCAGAATGACGTACGGGTAGGATTCCCCGTCGATAGTCCCGTTGCCACAGTTCTCGATGTGCTGGAGCATGCTCTTGGCATAATCGAGGCGCTGCTTTTCCGCCGTTTCCCAATCAGTGAGCGGCTTGCGAACGTCGTCGGCCAGCGCCTCCAGCTCGTCCCAAATCTTGCGGCGGGTCGCGTCGACCTTGCCGATCTGGGCGCGGGCATCCTCGTTCAGTTTCTTGCCGGCGGCATCAATCGCGGTCTTGGTTCGCGTCACCTTGTAGGCAAGGGCGCTGATCTCCTTGCGGCTTCCGGCCGTCGACAAGTCCGGGGTGAACGCTTCGGTCTCGGCCTTGATGTGCGCGTAGAACTCCGAATAGGTCTTCTGGTCGATCAGCACCGCAACGGGGTTATCGGCGACGATGGAGGCGATGTCGTTCATGGCTGAATCCTCGTGGAGTTGATTGCGTCAACGGCGCGCTTGAAATCTTTGGCGGGAATATCCGTGAGGCTCTCGACCTTCATGAAGGACAGGAACGCCTTGCGGTGGCTGGGGCGGCCATTGGCCGTTTCATCGAGCAGATCGTTGAGATCCATGACCTGCTTCTCGGTGATCACGTCATCGCATTCGGACCCTGCGCCATCGTCATCCGCCGCCGCCGCCAGCCCCAGCGCGGCCTTAAGCGTGTAGCGCTGGAGGTAGGTGATGGTGCTGCCGATGGACTGGATGCCGTTTTTCTTGCCGCTATCATCGCGGCCGGCGCTGAGCGTGTTCTCTTCGCTGTGTCCGTCGCGATGGGCTATTATGCAGGTGACCGACACCGGCTCATTGGCCAACGACGTGGTCCTGAACCGGTAACTGAGCCCATGCTGGGCGAGGATGGGGTCAACGGTGCGGGCGATCTCGCCCAAGTCCTCGTGGCGATAGCTGGTGCTCGCTTCCCCGCCCTTGTGCTCGTAGGCGACAGTGCGGTTCTTGGCGATCACCGGGATGGCGGCTTTGGCGTCAGACAGGGCGTTGTAGAAGGCCTTGCGCGCAGCATCGGCGTCCATCTGGCGCTTGAGATTGATGAACCGCTCGACGCGTTCCGGGTCGATGTCCGGGTTCGTCGCCATGCGTTCAATCACACTGAGGATGGCAGCGCTTTCGGACGCGGGCGGGGCGACCGGCAAACGGTCAACGGGCACGGCGGCAACTGCTTGGCTCATCGTCTTGCCTTCCTCTGGTTTTCCTCGGCCAGCTCCAGGGCTTTGGCGCGGGTGGATGGGTCGTTGAAAAGGACAACCATCTGGTGGTAGTCCCGGCATGGATCGTCTGGCCGAACTGGCGGCGGAGGATCGGGGAACTTGATGTTGAACCCGCCGCTCATCGGTCATCCCTCAGGTCTCGGAGATAGTCGGGATCGGGCTCGGGATGGGCCTCCTCCCAAGGACACCCGTCTGTCGCGCTTTCGAGCGCTTGGCAGAGGGATGAATTCCGCGCCCCGCAGATCGGGCAAACGTCCTCGTCCTCATCCGGGCCCCGCAGGCGCCAGTCGTCATATCCGGGGATATTCATGCGAACCCCCCGTTGCTTGCGACAGCGAGGATGAAAGCGCCCATGGCAAACAGGGTGCCGATGAAGATAAAGGCGTCATCAAGCCAAGAGGGGGTCATTCCGCCGCCGCCTGGAACGTCAGGGCGTTCTCGGAAAGCCGCTTCATGGTCTCGACCAGCGGGTTGACGAAATCGACCTCGATATTGTTGGCGCGGCCCATATCGATGATGTCGCCGAGGGCGCTCATGAAGTGCTTGAGCTTCGCTTCTTCACGAGACGGGAGCGCGGCTATATGGGCATCGACGGCGTCGAGGGCCTTGCCAAGGTCTTCATGCGAGGCGTGGAAGTGTTCCTGATCGTTGTGCGAATAGTGCCGATCCTTCTCAGTGAAGGCGGCCTTTGCCCACGACACGTTCACGGTCCACGTGCTCGAGTTCGCGATTAGGACGATTGCCGCATCGGGCCTCACCAGCCCCTTGGCCAGCATGGCGTCAGACAGGGCGTTGATGCGTGCAGGGATCTCGTGGTCGAACATGGTCAAGCTGCCTTGCTGATGTTGGCGGGGTAGGCGAGGCCCAGCCGTGCCGCGTCGGCGGCAATGCGGGCTTCGTACTGGATGCGGATGGGGTGGCCCTCGGGCCGGGAATTCGGGATCGAGTAGGGGCAGCGCGCATCCTCGGCGCGATCAACCCAGAAGCCCGCGATGGCCTTCGCCTTGTTGGTGCGGACGCGGATGTTGCAGAAGTCCAGCCCGGCACGATTGGCCAGATGTTCGCAGACGCCGAATTTCGCCCAGAGTGTGGGAAGATCGCGCGCTGCCTCAAGGGCGGCTACGGCTTCGGCAACGTCTGTCTCGGTGATGGTGTGCATAGGGTTCGCCTCTTGGCTTGATCCTCGCTAGAGCGCACCGGTTGGTGCGCTCAGGTGAGGGTCAGTCCGCGACCCGCCGCGCCTGCTCGGCGAAGGGGTCGAACTCGCGCGACACGCGGAACTCGTAAATGCCGATTTCGAGGTCGTAGCCGCCGTGCGGGTTGGCCGCGTCCTGGATGAAGGAGGCCGGTGCATCGAGGATCGCGTAAAAAATCTGCATACCCTCCGGCACGCGCTCCGTGCGCTCCATCACGTCGCCGCCGGTCAGCAGATGGTGATGACCGCTTTCGCTGTGGCTGATGACGTAGCCCTTGGCGCCCTTGGGCGTCGGCTGGGTTGCGAAGTCGGGCAGGGCATCAATCTTGATGATGCGGACCTCGCCCTGAGCGCCAATTACAGTTTTCATGCACGTTCTCCTTTTCGGGTGAATGATCCGAACATTTCCTGCTCGGCCGATTTCCTTGCTGCGATTGCGGCGGGTAACTCGGTGAAGGCGCCGATCTGCCGCGTCTTGCCGTTTAGTTTGATCTTGGCGACCCACCTCTGTTCCCGGTTGGCCCAATGGACACCTGGGGCGCCTGATCGATTGTTTGCCTGACGGCCCCGGTTGCGTTGGTTTTCGCTGTGAGAAGCGAGCCGAAGGTTGACGAAGCGGTTGTCCGAGCGATCTCCGTTGACGTGATCGACCTGCGCTTTTGGCCACTTGCCCGTAATGTAGAGCCATGCCAACCGGTGCGAGTAGTATCGCTGGTAATCGAGCCCGATCATCTCGTATCCGTGCGGCCTGACCGCCCCGGCCCGCCCACCAATGACAGACTTTTTGCCAGCCACTTTCCAAGTAAACACACCGGTTTCCGGGTCGTAGTGAAGCTGCGAAACCAAAGCCCCGTGCGTGATTGAGGTCATCATCACGTCCTCATAGGCGGATGCACGTATTCGGAAGCCGGGTCGCCGATGCGCCAAGCCTGAGCGGCAAGGGCGGTATTGATCGGCAGCCCGTCGATGTCGGAAACGCGGGGGACGCCTTCGACAATGAGGCCGTTGCGAGGGCAAACTGCCTTGAGGAACCGGCCGGGCTCCGGCAGCCCCGGCAGGGTCAGCTCGATCAACTCGCCGATGTCGGGGTTGCTGTGCTTGTCGACGGTCTTGGCCTTCAGCACTGAGAGCATGCGCGGCCAGCCGATGATCGCGGCGCCGACTGCGCGCATTTCCACGTTCTCGTGCTTGATGATCTCGGCGGGATCCAGGGTGGCGCGGTTCTCGATCCATTCGGCCGGAACCCGCCGCCCGTGCCAGGCATAGACGCCCCAGCCATCGCGATAGAGAAGCGCCGGGCCGTTCTCACAATGGAGACGAAAATTCTCGTCGCGCCTCAGCGCTTCAGGTCTGTCCGTGAGGACACAAAGGTTTTCAAACGGCCACCACCAGCCTGCCGCCGCGCTGAGGCGCGACAGCGGCGCCAAACGCGCCGCATCGGCTACGCCGGTAGCCTCGGCAAAATAGGCGTAGAACGAAAGCCATCCGGCGTCGTGCTGGCCGAAGCCGGCGCGCCCGACCTGATCCCTGACCTGATCCCAGACCTGAGCCCCGACCTGAGCCCCGACCTGATCCCAGACCTGAGCCCAGACCTGAGCCCTGACCTGAGCCCCGACCTGATCCCAGACCTGAGCCCCGACCTGATCCCAGACCTGAGCCCTGACCTGAGCCCCGACCTGAGCCCCGACCTGATCCCAGACCTGAGCCCCGACCTGAGCCCCGACCTGATCCCAGACCTGAGCCCTGACCTGAGCCCTGACCTGAGCCCTGACCTGAGCCCCGACCTGATCCCCGACCTGATCCCTGACCTGATCCCAGACCTGATCCCAGACCTGATCCCTGACCTGATCCCAGACCTGATCCCAGACCTGAGCCCAGACCTGAGCCCCGACCTGAGCCCCGACCTGAGCCCTGACCTGAGCCCCGACCTGATCCCTGACCTGAGCCCAGACCTGAGCCCCGACCTGATCCCAGACCTGATCCCTGACCTGATCCCAGACCTGAGCCCCGACCTGATCCCAGACCTGAGCCCAGACCTGAGCCCCGACCTGATCCCTGACCTGATCCCAGACCTGAGCCCCGACCTGATCCCAGACCTGATCCCTGACCTGATCCCAGACCTGAGCCCCGACCTGATCCCAGACCTGAGCCCCGACCTGAGCCCCGACCTGAGCCCTGACCTGAGCCCCGACCTGATCCCCGACCTGATCCCTGACCTGATCCCAGACCTGAGCCCCCGGCTTTCCTGAGGCGATCATGGCGGCACACACTGCGCCGGCCATAGGCGAGGAAAGCCAGATGAAGACCTTCGGCGGCTCCAGCCCACCAGCACGATAGGCGTCACAGACGGCAGCCTCGGCTTCGGAGCGGTCAGCGGGTTCGGTACTCAGGCCGCGACGGAGATACTCATCCCGGAACTCTGGGATGCGCGCTTCCTGTTCTGCGGTGAGCTTTGTGAGTTTTGCCATGTCGGCTCCATCGGGTGGCTGTTTCGATGGAGTGAGTATGAGAAACTCATAATATGAAGTCAACAAGAATTATGAGAAAATCATAATGTTATGCCCGCAATGATGGCGCACCCAGAATCACCCTGCTATAACGGGGTGTCAGCGCAGCGATGTGCGGACGAGAAAAAGGGCGCCGGCTTACACCGACGCCCCGAGGCTAGAAGAACACGCGGAGAATGGCCGCGATACCGAAAAGGCATAGGGCCAGGTTCACGTGAACCACTACCCTTATGAGTCGAGGTTTCTTGTGCTTGCGCATCAGGATGTTCCCTCGGCCCGTTGCGCAACGAGACCGGAAAGGTTTCGCTGGGTGTATTTGTATCGCGCCCTTGCGTGGCGCTATTCCTTCCCGCGCTAGCAGCGGGTTGGACATTCGACGGCGTTACCCCTCTGAAGGGCTGGCGGGACATCGTCCCAACGTCGCCATTAGCCCTCCCTGGCGAGGAGGACACAGGCCCTGCCAAGGGCCTACGCGCGTGAGGTTGAGCGAACCAGGATTATACCAGAGGTGTTCCTAGACCTCTTCCTCACGCGAATTCTTGTTCTCCCGCCCTATAGCCTCAAGCACCGCATCCACCTCCGCCATGTAACTCATCCACATGGGCTTGCCTTCGAACTGGGTATCTTCGGGAACACCGTGGAATCGGCATAGAGCCCGCGCGGCAAGCTCTCTGGCGGGCTTGGGAGCGCGGGCAGGGGCCATTAGCGCACCACCACCAGGTCATCGATCGGAATGTGAGGGTGCCGGCGTATGTATTTCTTGGCGGAGGCCCTCGTCTTGATGTCGGTGATTACCGCCATAGCGTCCACCGGGACATCGATCATGGTTCGGGCGTTAATGCTGGTGAGGTGAAAGAGGCCGGGCTCGGTGCCGGGCTGAGGTTCCTTGATGAGGACCTTGCCGTTGGACAGCCAGCAGACGCACGGCTCCCCCATGTGATCGGGGGAGGGTGCTGCCTTGTCGTCGTAGAAGATGAGCCAGCCGTCATTGGCCAAGCCGTGCATGGAGTCCCCCCGAACCTCCAGCGCTTCCGTCGTCTCCGATGCGTCAATAGGCGCTGTAGCCTCACCATAGCTGCCATGGCCCTCGGCAAACAAGACCGACCCGTCAGGGCCGGCGCCAGCGTATCCAACAATGGGGACGGTTCTTTCCCCGTCAGGAAGCATCGGGCCCTTCCCGGTCATCAGCCAATTGAAATTCACCTTGAACTTTTTGGCGTACACCTCGCCCGATGGCGCTTTGAACCCAGAACTGCCGTTTTCATGGCCGGCATAGGTCGGGTACTTGATGCCCAACGCATCAACCGCCTCCTGCACGGAGTCATATCCCGCGTGGATGCGCGCCTTCATCAATCGTTCCGATAGGTCACTCATGGCTATGAGTTTGCCAGAAATCATTATGAGAAACTCATTGACACGATGTTATGAGTTTTCCATAATCGCCTCATGGCAAACGACATCGACATCAAAGCGCTCCGGGAGCAGTTGGGCCTTACGCAGGCCGGGCTTGCCGACCGCATCGGGGTGGATCAGGGAACCGTGTCGAATTGGGAGAAGGGCAAAACGAAGCCCTCCGGCCCGGCGAGGCGGATAATGGCCAGTCTTGCCGAGGCAGCAGCATGAGCCCCCTCCATATGGAAATGGGCTTCTTTGCCCTGTGGCTGCTGGGTGCGATCTCTGTGCTGCTGACCATTTGGGCCATCCGGGAGAAAAGCCGGTGGTGGGTGCTGATTGTTGCCAGCACCGCGATCCCGATCTGGGCCTTCTTCGCCCTCGCTCGCTGGCTGGTGTCCTAGATGCACACCGAACACAGCCCCGGCCCTGTGACCGCCTTCGGCCACGCCAATTACCGGCCTTACGACGCCAGCGCGGGCAAATGCCCTCATCGCTGCCCTTGCGGCAGGGGCTTTGCCACCGCTGCCGATCTCAAACGCCATCAGCATGAAGTCCATACGGGGGAACCTGAGCTATGAGCAAGCCCGACGATATCCCGCAGGTGCTGCGCGAGCGCTTGGAGTATTGCCCTGATACCGGAGAATTCCGGTGGCGGGCTCGCCCCTACGACACCTTCCCAGATGGCCGGATCGCCAAGAACTGGAACACCCGCTTTGCGGGCAAGGCTGCATTCGCAAAGCCACGTTCGGACGGCTACCGCGAGGCGCACATAACAGTCGATGGCGAGACTTTCCGCGTCCTTGGACATGTGGCGGCCTTTGCGATCGTCACAGGTCGGATGCCCGCCGAAGCCATTGACCACAAGAACAGGGAAAAGGGCGACAATCGCTTCGAAAACCTGCGCGAGGCCACCCACGCCGAGAATACGCGGAACGCGGTCCACCCTGGCAAATTCATGACTGGAGCCCGCCCACGCAATTCTCGCTGGGAGGCCAGGATCAGCTTCAATCGCAAGAGCTTCTATCTCGGGATCCACGACACTGAGGCGCAGGCACACGCGGCTTATTGCGAAAAGGCCGCAGAGCTGCACGGCGAATTCGCCGCCATCCGCAAGCGTGGCGAGGCCTGACCCATGCAAGTCACTGTCTCCAAAGCTGACCGCAAGTTTGGCGTCTCTGCCCGCAGCGAAAGCACGGAAGCTCAGTTCTGGCTTCTGACCCCATGCGGCGGAAAGCTGAACGTATCGGGCACCGGGCCGACCAGCGATCCTAAGCACTTCTACTGCCAGCCAGCGCGCCGGGTTGCTGCGCTGCAGCGCCGTGGCGGATTGCCGGCCAAGTGCAAGCGCATGCCCTTCATTCCGCGCGGGGAGGCGTAGATGGCTGAGGACAGCGTAGCCCAGGACCAGCTTCGTTCCTTTGTCGAGCGCGCCGAGCGCATGAACGAGGAAAAGGCCGCCATCAACGACGACCTGAAAGAGATTTTCGCCGAGGCACGCGGAAACGGTTTCGACGTCAAGGTGTTGAAGGCGATCATTTCTGACCGCGCCAAGGATCAGAGCAAGAAGGCCGAGTTCGAGGCCATTTACGACCTGTATGCAGCAGCACTTGGCATGCCGCTTGCTACACGTGCGGGTGCGCGAGGCGACGAATGAACCCGCTCCACGCCACGATCCTTGGTGCTGTAGCCGCATGGGGCATTGTCCTTGCTGCTGCATGGCTTCTCTCGAATATCGGGGGTGTTGCATGAGCGCATGGGCGAAGCCGGGCGTGAAATGCGTGTGCGTCCACAATTCAGGGTGGTGGTATGGCGATGTCGCCTTCGACAGTGATGTCGGACCGGGCAAGATTTACACAGTGGTTGAGGTGGTGACGCCGCCTAGCGGCAAGGTCGGCATCAGCCTGTGGGGTCAGCCCCTCGGTGAGTACTACAATGCGGATTGCTTCCGCCCCCTCGTCACCAAGACCCAGGACGAGGACATTGCCCTGTTCCGTCACTACCTCGATCAAGCCGGGGTGGACGCATGACCTCACCCGTTATCCACCACCAAGACCAAACGTATGCGCGCGATAGCGGTGTGCATTCGCCTGCTCTTGGGCAGGGCGGCTCCCATGTGGGTGCCGTTGGAACTGCCACTCCATGGCGATTCCAGGGATTTGACGCTCCCAACAGACTTGGCGGCGGCTTCGGTCGCCGTCCCTTTTCCAATTCCAGATCGGCCCGCTGCGTTCCCTCCGCGCGTGGCCGTAGGCCGGTGTTCTTGTCCCTCCCCGAGGGCACCGGCCACTTCTTTCCGATGAGCGCGCATATCGCTGCACATCGCATCCCATTCCAACGCCGCAATCAGCTCCGCCGGCAAGCATTCGCTGATGCGTGTGAACTCCATCGTCCAGTCCTTTCCAAGACAACCCGTCGTCCAAGTCACATTGGACGAAAGGTTTTCCAAAATGCTGGAAAGATTTTCCAAACAGGTGCGCGGCCAAATGATCGCTGATGCCTCCGATATTCTGCGCAAGGAAGCCGCTTTCCGGTTCCCGTCGCTCCATTACCACCAAGACCGCATTCATGCGCTCACCCGATATTTGCACTGGAGCATTCGGCGGGTGCGCTCGATCTACAACAAAGAGGATGGCGTGTCCCTTCGTGGCGAAGAGACCCTGCGCATCGAGGAACTGAGGCACGCGCAGGCGCGCCGCGAAAGGCAAGAGGCCAATGAAGCAACTGATCGGGCCTTTTCGGAGCGCATTTCTGCGCTTGAGGCAGAACTGGCCAGCCTTCGTTCGGCGGTGGCTGGCGGATACCTGGCGCCGCACCTCGGAGTGGCACGAGACCATGGCTCAGCGGCACATCGAGAAGGCCAAGGCCATCCGCTACGCCGCACAACTGATCGACCCTGACCATACGCTCTCCGGAGGTGAAGATGAACAAGCCTGACCACATCCCCGAGAAATTCGCCGGCCTGATCACGCCGAAGCCCGGCGCGAAGATGACGACCAGATCGCCGCGTAAGGCCGCAGGCGTGTTCAAGGCGCTGGCTCTCGGGCTGGCCAAACGGAACGGGAAGGGCAGCGCATGACCGGCTCCTACAAGCCTCCCATCCGCACCCTCTCCCAGAAATCCAAGATCAAGCAAATCGCAGCCAACCAGGCGCGGAAGAAGAAAGGGCCGGGGAAATGAGCAAGAGCCCCCTTCGACACGACAACCATTCCTTGTGGGTTCGCGCCCAGACGCAGATCAACGCCGGGCAGAGCTGGGACGACATCGCGGCAGAAGCCGGCGTTGAGGTGTTCGACCTCACCGAGTGGTTCCTCGCCTACAAGCACCCGAAGCCCAAGCCATTGGTGTTCGTAGCTCAGATGACCGAGGCGTCAACGCTGCCGAGGGATTCCGGCTGGAACAATTACCGGGACGCGCAGCGCTTCGCGAACTGGCGCCGGGCAAAGGCCGGGGCGGCAAAGGCGCTCGCCCAATGAGCATAATCGCCGCCGCGCTCAAACACATGTTGGCCGCCGGGATGGATCACGACGCTATCGTGGCCGCCGTCGCCGATATGGAGGAGAGCGCGCCGAAGGATGCGCAGGCCGAACGTCGTCGTGCCATCGACTGCCTGCGGAAGCGTGAAGGTTGGGCTTCCTTGCGCCTTATGGTGTTCGAGCGGGACGATTTCCGCTGTGTGTATTGCGGTTGCGATGTTTCTGCCGACCCTCAATGCGATCACGTCCACCCCATCAGCCGAGGTGGACAAAACTCAATGGACAATCTGGCTACCGCCTGCCGGCCCTGCAATTCCAGCAAAGGCGATAAGACGCCGGAAGAGTGGCGCTCATGATCAAGCCCGAAGTGCTCGACGCCATGGTTGCCGCCGGGTGCACCGCCGAACAGATCGTGGCCGCCGTTAAGGCCGACGCCCTGTCCGATGGCGCTAGGGCCAACCACAAGCGCGAGATCGACGCGGCCCGTAAGCGCCGCCAGAGGTCAAATGTCACGCTCGGTCACGCGGACAATGCCGGACAGGACGTGACGGCTCAGGACAATCCTTCCCCTAAAAAAGAAACCTCCCCCACACCCCCTAAAGAAAAAACTACCCCTTCCTCGTCGGAAACTACCCCTTCCTCGTCGGAAACTATCGTTTCCTCCAAAACACCGCGCCAGGCGCTCGAGGTGGTTCTGGATGCGCAGCGGGCCGACGCCGTGATCGAGCACCGCAAGCGCATCGGCAAGCCCGTGACCGTCCGGGCCGCCGAACTGCTGGCCGGCAAGTTTGCCCGTTGCCCCGATCCCAACGCGGGAGCCGACGCCATGGTCTCCAACGGCTGGCAGGGGTTCGAGCCCGAATGGGTTGATCGCCAGCAGCAGCGCGGCTCACCGCAAGCACGCCCCCCAAGCAAATCCGACGTTTTCGAAGGCCTCAAACAGCAGGTGCGAAATGGACAGCAGCGAGACCGAGACAATCCTGGACCTGATGGGAATCGTGGTCAGCTCCTATCCCTCACAGGCCGGGCAGGATAGCCAGAACGCCGCGCGCGGGTACCTGATGGCCGTCGATGGGTGTTCGGCCCGCGGCATCGAGCAGGTCCTGCGCAATGTCATCTCTGGCCGGCAGGCTGGGTTCGACCGCAAGTTCGCTCCGACATCCGGGCAGCTCGGCGAGTGGTGCCGGCAGGCCGACGAGATGATCGCCCGCGCCGAGGCACCGAAGCGGATCCCGGAGCACGGCATCAAGTGCCTGAACTTCGGCGGCCGCGACATCTACACCGCCGATATGTCGCTTGCTGACGTCGAGGAACTGATGCGCACCAATGGCGCCAGCTTCAAGGGCCACACGCAGATCGGCGGCGCTGCGCGCGACGCCATCGAACGGGCCAAGGCGAACTGGACGGTCGGCGACAATGCTGAGGACGCGGCATGACCGAGCGCGAAGAACTCGAGGCATGGCGAGCCTGGGAAACGCAGTTCGTCGCTGCGTTCCGCGTCTGGAGCAATTGCACCGATCACAAGGCCGGTTGCCAGGCATGGACAGACGTTCGCCGCCTTCTCAACTCAAGGCCCAAGCCCTTCGATCAGAGCGAGGCAGCAGCATGAGGGTGCTCGACGTGTTCTCGTGCATTGGCTTCCACTCGATTGGCCTGCAACGCGCGGGCGGGTTCGAGATTGCGGCTCTTTGCGAGAGCAACCCACGCCGGCGCCAGGAGCTGGCACGCATCCACCCGGAGGTGACAATCTATGATGACATCACAACTCTGCCTGCAATTCCCGCAGACGTCATCTTCGGCGGTCCGCCCTGCCAGGAAACCAGCGTTGCAGCAGCAATCCATGGCAAACGAAACGGCGCCAGCCTTTGGGGGCATATGCTCCGTGCAGGGCTCGACGCCGGAGCAGAATGGTTTGTCGTGGAGCAGCCCCCCGGCAACAAGGCGTGGGAAGCCAAAGTCTCTGCCGACCTTTGCGATGCTGGCTACCACGTCGCCCGACTTGAATTCGGCGCTGGCGACGTTGGTGCTCCGTATATCCGCCGGCGAGTGTACCTTCTTGCCTGCACCAGCATGCCGAGATTGGAGGTCGCCTGGTCTGCGCGATCATCCGCGATTGAGCGCGCCAAGAGGTCAGCAGCTTCCAGAGGTGATTGGGACCCGAGTGCCATCCCCGCTTTCGATTTGGATGCTTGGCGCGCCGAAGACGTGCATGAGCGCAGAGAGCGGATCGAAGCCCTAGGCGACAGTAATCCGCCCGCGATGGCTGAGGTAATCGGCCACATGCTCTGGGCAGCAGCATGAGCCGGGACCGCGCCCAATACCTCGAAGCAGATAGGACAGAACACCATGGAAGGACAGAAAATGTCGGATCAATCGAAGACGTTCGGTGAATGGCTCGATGCGTTGGATGCGCACCATGACCACCTTCGGAACACCGAAGAGGGCTTCGTAGGGTATGGCCACGGCAGCCTCGTGACCAAGACAGGCGAGGAGTGCTGGCGGGATTTCTACGACGACGGCTACAGCCCGGAAGCGGCCTTGGACGCTGACCGGGAATGCTGGGACGAGTGCGCCGACGACTGACCCCCGATAACCACAAGAGGCAAGACACATGGCT